TATCGTAATATTTTAATCTTGCTTTAGTTTTAGGGTCATAGTAGAACATACTCATTCTACCAGCACTAGGTCTGCCTGTCTGTCTACCAGACGCAAATAAATCACTAGCACTACTTCTATCAGTAATCAATGATACAGCATTTCTGTACCATGAAGCTGACTTCATTTTGTTGCCTTGGAGGTCTTTTAGCGGTTCAAATATATCAATTGCCATACCACTATTTATAAGAAAACCGATAGCGATTTCTCGCTATCGGTCAATGCATTAGGTAATGAGAGAGAAAGGACTAATCTTCGTCTGCTAATTTACTAAAGTAAGATAATGTATCATCATCATCACTAACAGGCGCCGATTCGCTTACCTTTGGCATTTCTACAGCCGTTGTAGTCTGTGGTGGGAGGTCTACAGAATCTACTGTCGCTGTACTTTGCGTACCCGTAATTACCCTATTCAGTTTCTCTTTGAGTTCATCATAGGTCTTAAAATTACTAGGGTCAACAAATGGTTTTAGAGGATATTGTTTTTCCCAAATAGCCTTGATATCGTCATCTGACTCTTTCAATGGCGTAACACCCTCAAATTCGGATTTGTCATAGTTCCAATAACCATCAACTTTTCTAATTTTTAGTTTAAAGTTTGCACCTTTCCAAAAATCAAATGGGTTGATTGCTTGTTCATCTTCAAACGCCGGTTGCATGGCTTCGGTAATCTTATCAAAGATTTTCTTACCAAACTTGTACAGTTTTACCTGTCCTTCGTTTTCAGGATGCTTAGGGTCTGACACAACATAGATGTTTGCATAGTAAGATAATTTTCTTTTTCTCTTTCTAGCAATGTCTTTGTCACTATCAATACCAGTATTCCACAATCTAGTATTTTCTTCACTAACAGGATCCTTTTGATTAAGAGTTGTTAATGAGTTCTCAATAAACCAACCACCTTTGTCTTGAAACGCATGTGTCCAAACTCTCTGCCATGGCATTTCTTCACCATTAGAAGCAGGCAAGAAACGAAGTACAGCATAACCATTACCAGTTTTATCTAGTTCAGGTTTCCATAACCTATCGTCTTGATACTTGTTGTTTGATTGTTGATTCTCTGGTGTCATTTTAGTTTCCAGAGCTTTTGTGATTGCGTCAAAATTACTTGACGACTTTTTTAGACTTTCGAAATCCATATTTATTCTCCTTGTATTATATGTGTTCGTTGTTTTCGTGTGACCTGTATAATTCGGCCTCATTATTATTTATAAGAGTTTTATAGCTCATTTAAATAATTCTTTACATTCTCAGGTGTTGATTCTATATAAGGGTCATCATCATCTGAGAAATTATTAAAACCTGGTTCTTCAAACATCTTTTCAACAGTACCATTATTTACAATAGCTGCATATCTCCAAGACCTCATGCCAAAACCTTGTGCAGGTTTAGCGACCAGCATTCCCATGTTACTAGTAAATGTACCACAACCATCTGGTATCATCTTCACATGTTTTATTCCTAAATCTCTTGCCCAAGCATTCATTACAAAGGCGTCATTTACTGATACACAATATACATCATCAATGCCCTTTTTCATAAAGTCCATAAACTCTCTATCATAACTAGGTAGTTCTTCGCCTGAACATGTTGGTGTAAATGCACCTGGTAAACTGAACAATAAGATTCTTTTGCCTTTAAAAAGTTCATCTGTTGTTACATCTTTCCATGTGCCACCTATAAAAGTACAACCGCCTTTTTCTTCGCTGTCGCCTTCTCTAAATTTAAATGTGTGTTTCTTTATATTCATATTCTATTCTCTATTACATTAATAAACAATATGCGTCTGTCGTGGGTCTTGTTGGAACGCACCCACAATCTTCCGGGAAGAGTCCAATATCTATGTGTAGATTGGTCCCTACTCAAAACTAAACAAGGTGTCTTCAACCACTCGGCCGTAACCCTCCTTGCCCATGCTTTTAGTCCTCTTAAACTATGTTCAGCCAGACAGATTATTATATTTGCAAATAAAATAATTTTACGCATATTGTTTACTAATATACACTAATCACGCTAGATTGTCAAGCGTGGAATAATCAGTATATGTTAAATTCTTATTAGTCCATTCTTCTATAGGACCGTTGACTAAATCACGGCCGTCATTGTATCTATTGACCTTGATAAACTTAGTATCAGGATACCAGTCAAATAGTGTCTTCCATTGTCTTATCCAGTTGATACCAGGTGTTGGACCGTTCTCTTTTGCTGTATAATTTGGTGTGCTTTTATATAAATTGTTTATATTATTATTGGTACTATTAATATCGTGACCTATTAAATATATCTCTTCAGGTTGTTCTCTGTGTATTGCCACATAACCTGCACTTGCACCACAAGCCCAACCAAAATCTCTTTTCTCACCTTTACCGTTATTCTCTACACATATGTCCGTAAGTGAGTGTGAGTAATCTGGTTCTTTAATCCATGATACTTTAATAGTAGCATGGTTTACTTCTTTCTTTTGTAATTTTATAGTTTCTTTATTAAACTTATCTGGTTCTCTTTTAATTAAATCTATAACACCAGATAATTTAGAACCATGCATTACATATTCTTTACTAAAACCTTGACCATTAGTAATCAATACTTTATCTAAGGCGTCTTTAGCTTCTTCTAAGTTTGTTATACCACCCATTAACATAGGTTCATATGTCATGGCAGGCACTTTAGTCCAATCTCTAAAATAACATGGTATCTTTTGTGCTACACCAGCATGATATATCTCATGCATAATACCATGGTCGACACCAGTTAATACATCTGGCATAAAATCTCTGTATATCGCATTGCAACCATAAATTTTACCATGAGGTCGTAAAGTTTCTAAATTAAAACCTTTTCTACTCTCACCATTACCAATACAAAATACTTTACCAGCCATATTCGTCCTCAGGATTCATTATAACCAACCCATAGATACACACCAACCAAATATATTAACAAGTGTAAAGTAACCTACTAACATTGTTGGCCATGCAAGTCTTCTTCGCCAATGTGCATACACAGCTGTCAAACTACCAATAAAATAACCTGGATAGATATATCTCATATCTGGATTATCAGCTGTAAATGCCATTGTCATACTTGCACCTACTATAAAAACAAAACTTATTAATTCATAATAAAAGGCTATCTTATCTGATTCATAAGATGATAACCAAAATTCTTTAATCTTATTCATATTAATTCCCATAATAATGGTTTAATAAACCCGTTGCAAATACAAATATTGCAACACCATTTAAAAATATTAATGCTCTATCGTGCCATAACATACCTACAACTAACCAACCAGATACACCTAATAAATGAAACACTATATTGATAGGATATAGATTAGCACTTGTCAATGCCATAGCAATTATAATTAATACACTACTAGCCCATTTTATAAACCATGATAGGTCGCCTTTTGGTGTAATCTTTTTAAATACTCTTGTCGAATTTAATTCTTTAATCTTTTCATCCAACTTCTTATATACTTCTTCAACCATTTACAAATACCTCTTTCATTATTAATTTCACTTGTGTTTCATTATATCTGATAAAGGGTCGGAGTTTTGTGAGTGTGTGTTTAATTTTCGGCCAAACAACTTTCTCTGTAATTTCTTTATCCCATACCTTACTAAACGATAATACTGTATCAAGAATGATGGCGGTCTGGAGGTGAATTTTTTTTCTGAGAAGTAATCGTAAAACTCTAGGATGTTGTCCGCTATGTACGACAAAGCCATCATTAAAAAGAATAGACTTACTATCAAGGTCATTACGAATAGATACACAATCGTTCCTAAAATTGTACTCAAATGATTCTTTGTATTTTCTAAACTTGGTATAATTTTCAGCACCCTCATTGTTTATAACATTACCAATCCACTTATTGCCATCAACAGCAAAATTACTAACAAAGTAATCAAGTATATCTCGCTCATCATATCTTTTAGAAAGTTTATGAAAAAAGTACCTATCTGACCTTTTCGTAAAGCTCTCCAACTTAGCAGTAACCCTACCTCCATATTTGTGATAGTCATAGTCACTTGTGAAATGATTTTTGACTGCCAAATATGTTTTAAATACATCAAATCCACCATACATAACTACAATTTATATTCAAAGTTTTGAGTGTTTTCACTCACTTTAATTTGTTTTGCACCATTCTTAATATGAAAATGTGTTGCCATAGGTGTCAATGGTGATAGTGTTACCACTCTGCTAAATTTGTTTTGTTTTGACCACTCACCTAACTTATTAATAATCTCTTTGCCTGCACCTCGTTTTCTTGACCATACAGTATATGCAACAACAATTTCGCCTCGCTCATTCTCTTGGTTGGCAGCTTGTGACATATAATCCATTTCTCGTACTGTATAAGGTACTTCAGGACATAATGCTATGCAAACAATTGCCTCAATTTCATCATTATACTTTAGGCCAAATATCTTACGACCATTAGTAATTCTAAATCCAAGAGTGAGCTCAGGTCTTACCGGGTCTTCGGATACATCTATGTCATCTAATTCTACAAGTTCAGTACCTTTGACCCATTTAAAAAAATCGTCTATGTTATCTTTAAATTTTTTCATCTAATAATTCTTTTGCACTTATTGGAAAATGGTCAACTAAATGTTTTGCCATTTGTGTTGTTATCATTCTTGTTTCTTCTTGTGAATCTTCTTTGTTTCTTAAATTGCATACACGAGCAAATGCCATCAATGAACCTGTCCAGTACCACTCTGTCATCATATTTTGTGGTAATACCATTCTTGCCATCTCTGGTGCTACGCCTTCTTTTAATAGATTATTATATGTTTCTTTTACATATTGTATTGTAGGCATAATATCATATTCTATTTCTAAATCACTACTACCTTGTTTCTTATTTTCTGGTTTGCCTCGCCATATAAATGGTGTATAAAATTCTGGTTCAGTATCAACATATCTTCTACTAACTTCATTCCAAACAAGACCAACCTGATGTTTAACAAGTTGTCTTGCAACAAACACAGGTGCTTTGATTAAGAATTGTAATGTGGTGTGGCCAAAAGGAGACCAATGGTCATGCTGTGCTAGATATTTAATTAACTTCTCATCACCTTGGTCAATGACATCTTTTTTCTTTGCAAATGAAACACGAGCTGCATTTACAACTGATAAGTCACTTCCCATTTTATCGACCAATTGTATATCCATTATATCGGTAACTTTCCTGCCTCTGGCAATTTAAGTAGATTCGCTGTTGTACACTCTACTTGTATTTTTTCCTTTAATGCTTTAGAAATCAGTCGGCCAACCGTTTCTACTTCTATTTTATTTTCTTCGCAATACCATAGTATGGCATCCATGTAGGTGATAGGTCGTTTTTCTCTGACCACACCCTCTATAATTAAACTAAATTCTTTACTATTCATACTTATAATATATCACTTATTCCTAATAATGTAAAGCGTGGATTGTTTCTGTTACGAGGTACAATCCACAAAACCCTAAGCAGTTATTAAGCTGCTAATGCAAAGTTATTATCGTTTGCGTTTAATTAGCATGAAAGGTTGCCACCTATTAATCTCTTACAATTTCCTCAATA